CTACACGTCATTCATACACATGAATAGAGGTTCTGGTAATTGGTACATGGCTACAACTAATACCACAACGTGGAACCAAAATTTAGGTTGGTTTGCGAATACAAATACTTCAGGAAATCCCATAAAGCGAATATTTCGGTTTGAAAACGATACAGCTGCTGTTGGTAGTAATGGTATTATATCATTTACAGGTCAACACACGAGCCATGTAATAGATGTAATACCTTCAAATGTTACCGACTATACAGGTTTGATCGTTTCATCGAATCAAAACGATTACTTAACAATTAATACACCTGTACCTTTGAGAGGGGCAAAAAATATACACGTGAACGAAGCTATACCCGTTGTTAAAATATCAACAAAGGCACAGGATAAGGCGTGTTTTGGTGTTATATCATCCGGTGAAGATCCAAACGAAGAAAGACGAGAACAACAAGCTGGACATTTAGTGAATGAATGGAATAAGGAAAAGGGTGATAATAGAGTATACATTAACTCAATAGGTGAAGGTGGTGTATGGGTAATAAACATGAATGGTAATTTGGAGGCGGGTGATTATATAACAACGTCTAACGTGAGTGGGTACGGTATGAAACAAACGTCTGAGTTTCTTGCAAACTATACGGTCGCAAAAATAACAATGGATTGTAACTTTAACCCGGGACAAGTACCCGTAAAACAAATAAAGAAAGTTAGTGCTACGAACACGTATTACGTGCGATCCACTGATAATGATACGTGTACGGAAACGTTTTATAATACACTCGACGATGAAACAAAGGCACTTTATACAAAAGATGTTAGAACCGAAATGGTTAACGATCTCGATAGTAACGGTGTATTTCAATGGGAAGATACGTCAGAAACAGATTTGGCATATAATATACGATATTTAGATACAAATGGTATAGAAACGACACAGGAAAACGCAGTTCATATAGCGGCGTTTGTAGGGTGTACGTACCATTGCGGATAACTAATTGAAAATAAATAAATAAATTCACATTTACCATGCTGGAACAAACAGGATGGTAGATGGTTTACTATTCACTTTTTAGATGGAAGTGAATCCATAACCGCTAGAGCAATAACGCCCGCGATAAAAAACATTACAACGTAATTACATTCGGTATCGTCATCGCCCAAAATGTTACGTCTTTTACGTGTCACCACTTGGGGTTTGGCGACCACCTCCTGACGTTGGGGTCTTTCAATAGGATCTTCGTCTAAAGGACAATACCCTATCATTTATACTATCATTTATAAATTAATTTCGACCGACTTTTTCTTTTTTCCACCGCCTCTTTTTGATTTGGTCTGGGTAACTTTAACTTCACGAACTTCATTATCCATATCGTCCTTTTCATTCTTAGAATTTTCTATATCGGCCTCTGCAATATCCGAAATATCATCGTCCATATCATCGTCACCGGGTGCGTTAATATTTGCTGGTATACTGGTCGTACTCATTGGTGGTGTTGGTGGCATCATGATATTACCCATGAGACTTGATATGTCTAAACCCGGGCCCTGCATTTCACGTCTCCCGTTTGCATCTGTCGTATCACCAGATTGTTGTTGTGATTTAGGAACTGTGTTCTGAACCGCAGACATCATGTTTTGTACGAGTTCGGGGTTTTGTTTAATCACGTCGTTCATATTGGGCATGACTGATTTAAACATGCTATTTGTTAAGTGAAACATCATAGCCGAACCGCCGAGCATCATTATGAGTTTGATTTCTGGAGCGACGGCCATTTTAGATCTATACTTAACGTACAACTCTTCAAAAACTTCATCGTAATCCTCAACATTTTCCATTACGTTTTCCGACCAACCGTCGAGTTGGATCTCGAATGGATTATACTTCTTGTTCATAAACTCGAGTCCTGTGGTGCATGCAATAAGCATACGTCTCGAGAATTTGACGGATTTATCGACGTCTATGCTATACGTTATTCGTTTCACCTCTGTTCTAAGTTCATCTATAGGTGAATATGCATTCAAACGTTTATTTACGGTAAACCCTTTCTTTTCTAAACGACCGATCTTATTTACAAGGTCTGCTTTTTCTTCATCTATTGTTTTGTACCCTGGTGATGGTTTTTCTTCTTCTGTGTAAATACCTCCCATACCACCGCCACCGCCGTAATCATACCCGTTACCTGGTTCATCATCCTCGTATTCCCCGTAATCGAGGGGTTCCTCTGGTGGAGGAGCAGATTGGTGATTTTGTTTGTTGGGGTTAGCAAAAGAATCTATGTCTTCCTGAAAAGTTTGTGTTTGTGGTGGTGTAAATTGTGTTTTCATAGGTCTAGGCATTTGTTTTTTCACAGGCTGAGGTCTTGGTATCTCAATCTCAATCTCGTTCATTAGTGCCTGTTCATTATCATCCAATTTCATAACATTTGTACTAGAACGATTAAGTATAATCTCACCGTCCATTAATCTTTATATTGAAACTATTCTAATTTCTTTAACGCACTTTATAAAAAAAATGTATGTTCAATACAAATGAAACTTAACGCTACAAACAAAAGTACCCTAAAATCTATCGCGATTGTATTCGCCATAATCTGTGTTCTTCAATTCTTGAGAACCAGTTACTACAGCCCAGTCGATATCGAAACGACCAATGAAGAATCTCTCTTCAATCTCGAGTCCAAGGAAGAGTGTCTCGGTGAATATTACTCCGACAGTCGAGGCGGTGTTTGTGGTGGCCAAAAATTGGTTGTCGCACAATCGAGTTATAAGATGAAGTAAAATCTCCAGTATATATAAATGGCGTTAGTGACCAGTCAGTCCAATTTACCCGATTTCGAATACGAACATCACACTGTTATACTTGATAATCTGGATCCAACGAGTGATACAGATTTTACACTTTTTTTACCAACACCACTCGAAAATATTGTCCAGGTACAATTACTCACCGCGAGTATTAACATAACCGATAATGCCACGAGGTGTGTACACATCGGTATAGAGGAACTTAAAAATCATTTCACGCAACGCGGGAAAAAAGATCTCGATGATGCCGATAACCACCTTAACGGTATTTTTGGAACGATCTTGTGTCAACATGAAAAACATGGTTCCGCCTCCAATCAAACAGCCGTGTTCTTTAGAAACGAGTATCCAATTATTCAACAATATTATAACCCAATCAGAAAACTCGATAGAGTAACTTTTAACTTAGACGACCAAGCGGGTGATACGCTTGTGTGTGGAGATGCCATTTTCGTTTTTAAATTCGTTTGCAAAAAAAGGAACATGCCTTATTAATTATTTCAGGGCGTCACGTACCTATAATTTTAACCTCTTATTAATATAAATGTCTTCCGGTATTGTTCAACTCATTGCCATTGGTGCTCAAGACGAATATATAATGGGTAAACCGGAAATATCATTCTTTAACTCAACTTTTAAAAGACATTCTAATTTTTCACAATCCGTCGAAAAGCAAACGATACAGGGAGCTGTGAAAAACAATTCAATGTCATCCATAAAATTCCCACGTTCGGGTGATTTATTAGGATACACATATTTTACTATAGACGATAATACAAAAGCACTCGATTACGGAGATTGGACCGAACTCATAGATAAGGTCGAGTTACTTATCGGTGGTCAAGTCGTGGATACACAAGATGCAGTCTTTACAGAAAAAATAGCCATAGATACATTTGCATCTAATGTTTCAAAGAGTTCTAATGGAACACATCCGGGTGTGAGTGCACGTTCATACTTTTACCCTTTAAGGTTTTTCTTTTGTGAAGGTCCACAGTGTGCTTTACCAATAGTTGCTTTACAATATCATGAAGTTGAATTGCGTATTCACTGGGGATCACAAGCAGGGGCGTATAACTTCGAGTGTTATTCGAATTACTATTACCTCGATAACGAAGAACGTGGGAATATTGTTTCTCGAAACCATGATATTCTCATCACACAAGTTCAAAAAAGTATACCGTCCCAGGAACTTACACAAGAACTTACGTTTAATCACCCAGTCAAATACCTCGCGTGTTCGGATACATCAGTTAACGGTGCATTGACATCCGCCGATAATAAGGTTAAAATTGAAATTAATGGTCTCGATATCGGTAATTTTAGATGGGGAAAACCACACTTTATGGAGGTACAAAACTATTACCA